TCTTTATTTAGAAGTTTTTTAACCAATTGGAATCTAAACATTGGGCTAGGAGTTCCCATAACAACTGCAGTATAGAACTTATGATCTTGCTCTACAACCAGTGCTAGACAAAATCCTGCCGGGTTGGTATAACCTGTTTTGGTAATAACAATATTGTCAAACTCAAACAAAAACTGTTTGCTGGTATGATCCAGTGTAACAGTTCGAATTTTCTTTTTGTATTGCGTTTCAAACATGGCATGTTTCATTGTGCTGGTATCGCGAATAAATTGATAGTTCATAGACGCAATTAACATCTTGTTGATATCCATTGCGCTTGAAATATTATTTTTAGAAAGCCCACTAGCATCTTCAAATGATGTTTGTGTCATGCCTAGACTTTCGGCACGATTATTCATTGCTACTATAAAGGCTTTTCGTCCGCCTGGATATGCTTCTGCTAGAGTTTCTGCGGCACTATTTTCACTCTTAACCAACATAGCTGTTAGCAGTTCTCTTCGAGTATATGTGCCAATAGGAAGAGGTCCTATTAGCTTCTTAGTAATTTTATCATCTAGATTGATTGTTTGATCTAGGACAACCATAGCAGTCATTAGCTTAGTAATGCTTGCTAATGGTCGTTGCACATCGGCATTATCTTTAACAATGACTTTGTCTTCTGTTACATTGTATAACCAAACACTTGGGTTGGGTTTTTTAGCATAACATACTGTTGACAACGCCAATAACAAACAAAAAATGTACTTCATAGTTTTAACGCCAGGTTAGTGTGTACATAGTTATAAACTTTTCTGCTTCGAGCTTTTTATCAAACCAGAATTGATCATATGCCATGCGTTTACAGCCCGGCCAATCTTTTAATTTTTCAATACACCAATCAACTCTTTCTCCTAACACATCTGCTTCACGGACAGGAGGAGTGTCATATGGCCAACACTCTTCTAAGACTATAGCCCACTTGTTTTTTCGTTTGTATAGTTTAGCTTCAATAGTGATTTGCTCTGATGCCATTTTATTGGCCCACATAATCATTATTGACTGTAGGCCTTGCCAATCATTATAATTTAGCTTTTGCTGTTCGGGGTTTTTTTGTTCCACGGTTAAATTGCCTTTTCTTCTTAGCAGGTTGGGCCATTAATGGCGGAATATTTGTAGAGTTTTGTGCGGCTTCCATTGCGGCATGAATCTGTTCTGGTGTCGGTCCGTCCTCGTCATCCTCTTCTACATCTCCAATACTGAGTAGGTTGATTTCTGGAGCAACATATCCATCAGCAGGAATAACACCATCTTCGTTAGGAATAATCATTCCTAGACGCTTCAATGCTCTTTGCTCCATTCGAGTTTTAGTCTTACGGAAAAGATTAATAGGACCTTTGGCGTCTGGACTGATTTGTTCAAATGTGCGTACTTCGTATATATCCTCGATACCTGTTTTAAGTTCGATGACATATAATTCACGATCTGGATCGTGACCTTCGTCTAAGTGCTCGAGGTCAATAATTTCTACTACTCGACCTTCTGTAAGTTTGCGTTCACCAATGTGAATCCACACCTTATCTTTAATTTCGTATTCTGTTTTCATTTTAAATCATAGCCCATGCTATGCCTATGTAAGTTAGTTGATGTGCTAATTGATCTAAACCTAACAATGCCCAAAACTGTGGCATTGCAATAGTATATCCTAATTTCTTGTTAAGATTCATTTTAGACCAATCTACATGATAGTGTACTAGGAAATCAACAAATCCCAGCACTATACAGAAAGGTAGGTATTCAACTCCTGTGACAATCAACAAACACGCCGTAGTTGCCAATCCGTGTTTAAGACTATGCTTAACTCCACGCCAATCTAGATAAGTACCTTTCCATGTAACTTCTTCTTCGGACTGATTAACAAAGTCAATGTACCAATGCTTAATTTGTAACAAAATTAAGAGTGAAAATATTGCGTCAAACATTTGCTAGCCTTTTGTATAAGTCACTACGGTACCAGCGAATAGCATCTTCAATAATTTGAGATGGTGTGCTAAGTTCTGGTTGCCAATTTAGAAGTTGTTTTGCTCGGGTAATGTCAGCATAGTTAATTGGAATATCTCCAACTCGTCTAGGACCGTCTATACAAAATATTGGACTACCCCATTGCTTTTGGAATTCTTGTAACATCTCTTGTACAGAATATCCACCGCCTGCTCCGATATTTATAGATGTAGTTGGAGAACCTCCATCTAGATAATCCAGTGCGCTTTCGTGTGCTCTAGCAATATCCCACACATGAGTATAATCTCGAATGGCAGTACCATCTGAAGTAGGATAATCAATTCCGTTAATTGTAAATTCTGGCTTCTGTCCTAATGCCACCGCGGCCAGATTTGGGATTAAATGCGTAGGCTTTTCACGGAACTCACCAATTGAAGCGTCTGGACTTGCTCCACTTGCGTTGAAGTATCTCAAGCTCACACTACGAATACCGTAGGCACGAGCAACATCTCGTAGCATGTGTTCATTACACAATTTGCTAGAGCCGTAACTTGTTCTAGGATTCTTTGCGTGGTCTTCTTTAGTTGGTAAATCCTTAGGGTCAACTTCCCCGTAGACTGCGCTAGTTGAACTAAACACTACCTTGTCCACATTGTGTTTAGCACAGATGTTAAGTAATAATGCTGTATTGGCAACATTGTTTGCGTAATAGAATAATGGATCCGTTACGCTAGGCCCAATTTCACTGCTGGCGGCCATATGGATAACAGCATTGAATTTGTAGTTTTCAAATAGATTATCTAGTCCATTATAATCCGCAACATCGCCAGTGAAGTGACGAATATGCGGATTGACCCAAGTTTTACGATCAGCAACTTTGTCAAGGACAAAAACAATATGCCCTGTCTGATCAAGTAATTTAGCGACATGGCTACCAACATAGCCACTGCCGCCTGTTACAAGAATTCTCACTCTGCTTTACCTTCTAATAGTTCTTTTACAAATCTTAGAGCTTTACGAGGAGTATCATAAACATACTCCTTGTTGTCGCCTTCAGGAGTGGTCAAAGTTACGATGACCCCGTTTTCTACTTTGCGTAGTTCGATACTCTCAAACATAGTTGCCCTTTCGTTTATTGTGGTACTGATAAGTTATAGTTAAAGTGGAAAATACCGATGTGACTAATTTCTCTACTTAGTTGTTGGTCACACCAAATTTCAAATCCAGCCTTTTGAGCTTGCTGGCAGAAATAAATGTCCTCACCAATTTCCAAATTCAACTCTGGAATATACTCTTGTAAGTAATGTGGCTGAGGGATTGTTTCGTAAACTGACCGATGACACAGAACCATACCGTGTGGTAGAACATCAATCAATTCCATATCTGGGCTTGTATCTTCTGTTTTGAATTCTTCAAAGTTACCGCTTGTACCCTTCATACCTGTGAAGTTTGGATTAGGGAAACGGCGTCTACGATAGTTAGCACCAACAATAGCTTTGCCACGCTGTAGCAAACGCAACGGAGCATCAATTGGGAATTTCATATCGCTGTCAACCCACCAGATGTAATCGAAATCGGATTTCAAGAAAATATCTGTTAAATTTCTACGGGCAATAGTAATAACAGATCCAATATTGAAAGCACAATTAATCTTAATGCCGTTGGCAACCATATTAGCAGCCGCCATGGCTAAATGTTGAGCAAATTCAGCATTAACCATTTCCATTGCCGGAACAGCAATCATAACAGACGGAGTTCTTTTCTGTCCTTGTTGAATTTGCTGTGCGGCATTTGGCTTAGCTGGAGTATTTGTAGCCGGTGTTTGTGCCGCAGGCTTTGCTGGGATCACATTAAACTTTGGTTTATTTTTCATGAAAGTCCTTTACTTTGTTTTTATAATTATCTGTAAATTGATTACGAAACACTAATCTTGGCCTCAGGAACAGGCAAGTTGTCGTAATAAGTTTCTCCAATATCTTTTACATATTGAAGAATAGTTGATGTGTCGTTAACAATGATATACTTAACATCATCGTATGCTTCGTTTGGATCAATACCCATACGCTTACATTCGTCCAAGTAGGCCATTACCTTAGTTTGTTCCATCCAATGGAATGGTTGAGCAGGAGCATCGGCTTCGTTAGAGGTAAGTGGAACTTCACAGTAGACTTCGTATACTTCGTAGGTCTTTGTGTCAAAAACACAATGAGCATATCCGTTACCATCTACATCTCGAAATTCCATAAACTGTGCGTTCTCTCCAAAGCAATGCCAAAGGTAAGGATCGCCGCCACTAACACGGCCACCGGCCGCTGTAATAACTTCTAACAGTTTCATTCTACTTTATCCTCGTATGTTTCATAGCATCTACCATCGTAGTTCCAATGGCGGCTATCATAAAAATTAAAATGGAAACAATAACCAAATAATCCTAATTCAATATCAAGCCCTGCGTGACTTTGTCGAATAGTCCAGTTACAGTTAACTGATAGGATGCTAGAGTCTTTATATACCTCTAGTTCAATAAACTTATTCTTAAAAGGTGTATTAAATGCTCGGCACCAAACATTGAAAAACCGATCACTCCACGGATTTCGAATATTGAAATTAAAAGAAATCATGTTTTAAACCAAAATCTTTATTGTGTTGGCTAAGATAGAAACAGGCCATTTTGAACATAGAACGAGCATGATCAACATCTGTAGGTACTATGATAATCTCACCAGTTCTAATTTGACGAAGGGTTTCGATAGCTTCTGTTATGACGCGATCACGCTCTTCATAATCAAGGCGCATTTCTTCTAACTCTTGTTCAGTCATTCTTCTTCTCCAAGTTGATCTCTAAAGAATTCAAGTTGTTTAATTAAACCGTCTACACCCAATCTTGTCATAGTTAGTGTGGCATGTCCCATTGTGAATGTTACACGATTGTCATCTGTAAGACCAAAGGTGTAGTAAGTTTTGGGTTCCTTTTTTGGTTCAGGAGGCGCAATATAAGGAACTGGTTTAGGTTCCGGAAACGGAATTACTTTATCATCTTTTTTCATTTTCAACCAATCAAACATATGATTCTCTCTCATATTAAGCCAACGAGCTAGCGGGTTATAAGTTAACGGTAGAGCTATAATGCTTAACCATATAATTTGTATCCAAGGAGACAATCCTACCTTGAATACAAACAAATCTAGCATACCAATAGTAAAGTAAATGGCACTCCAATAGAAGAGCCAGTATCCACTACTGCGTTGCCAAATAATTCTTTTCCACATACAATTTTATCGTTGAGTTTGAGAAAGAACTTCTTTAGCTGTGTCGTCTAAGCTCTTACCAGCAACACGACCTTGTAATTTTGCCTGCTTGTTTTCGTCATAGACTGCGGCAAGGGTTTGAACATCCTTTTGGCTAATCTTCAACATAACGAACGCACGGTAGTTATTCAGCTCTTGGTTGTAAATAACCATCTTCTTTTCGATGCCATAAGTGCGTAGCACATTTTCAGCAATCAAATTAACAATCACATCTTGTGATTGATTGCGTCCAGTTGGTCGATCAGTGGAGCCCGATTCATCATACTTGATAGTAGTACGGTTATTCATTTCACCATTGATTCGATCAGCAATCTTAGCCTTAGCTTTTAGAGTAGCTTTCTTAATGGCAAATTCCATATTAGGGCTAACATCTTCTGCTACTGCGTAATACATTCCTTCTCTATCCCAAGGCTTGTACCAAGAGGTAGACTGTGTACCGAAGTCCTCATGATCCAAATACCATGTAGGTACCTGTTTCTTTTCGACTGTTTCAGTCTTTAATTCGCTCATACCTGAACAAGCGGTAAGCGATGCTACGGCCATTGCCAGTGCTAGGGTTTTAAGTTTCATGACTAACCTTTCTGTGTGTGTTAAAACTTATCAACTACTATCCATTTATCTTGAGACATTCTACAAACAATTCCATTTATCTGATTGATGTCCTTGCCTGTCCAACCTGTTTCGATGTACCATCTACACGACTGTCCATTATAGGTAAACCAATTTGGATAAGTCGGGTGTCGTCTTAGCGTTGCTTGATTATCTAAGATCTGACCGACCTTAGTAACCAAAATAGGCTGATCTTTTTTTGGTACCTCTTTACAAATTACTGTACTCACATTACTAATTGTACTGTCTCTTAGTGATTCGAGCAAGTCTTTTTTAGCCAAACCAACTGCGGCTGAACAAGCATCTACGGCTGAACTTTGTCCGTCCCAAGTAAAGACACCTTTTCCGGATCCCCATTTACCATCTACATTACCCTCTAAGGTAGCTGTACAACTCTGAGAACCATTTTTCCATTCACTTAATTGAGTTTGGATATTTCGAACACCATAAATTATACTCGAATCTCTACTTACTGTCTTTTCGGTAAGCATACATTCCTGTGCCAAAACATTAGCAGAGATTAAACATCCGATTAATATTAAACAGCGCATTTGTTATATACCTCTTTGATGTTAGTGTTAACCCACCAATCTGTTAATCCATTTCCTTGGTCAACTCTATGTTGGTAGTCCGAAGTTAAAATACCAAACATTTTAGTTTGGGCACGACTGCCTAGTCGCTCGTCTGAAGTTGTTCGAAGACTGTTAAGCCATTCTATTTGTTGTCGAGCAATACTGCAATTTGGTTTGAACTCAGACAACTGTTCTGCTGTTGGGGAATACCTAGTTGTGCCACAGGCTGTTAAACTAGCCAGACTGACAAGTAGAACGAATTTGCCAAATTTTGTATTTGACAGCATTAACTTGTTCATATTCTCTTTCTGTAGTTGGTTTGTAATTCTTTTGGGTTTCTAGATATTCAGTGATTGCTTTTCGGTTAAGGCAGTCAACCGGAATGTTAGCAGTCTCTGCGGGAGTAATCATTCGGTAGCTTTGGGTAGAGCACCCTGACACAGCAACAGCAATAGCAATAAACAAAAGTACTATTACAAGCCACATCAATTCTTTGATTCTGTATGCGTTCATTTGCGCCTCAATGTCATCCAAGTGTATTCTTCGGCTGTTACTACAGAAAACGGTTTGAGCCAACCATTGTTATAGGCCTGAATGATAATAGACTTATAAGCAGATGGACATGCTGGATCAATTTCGATACCTGCTCTTTGGGCCAAAGTTAAGCCATCGGAGATCATGTAATTTGGATCTCCGGCTTTGATGGTCCGTGTAGTTGGTTCTTTGGTTTCTGTAAACATGCTATTATTATAGCAAGTTTAAGTGGTTTTGTCAATTACCAGTTTTACCAATTTCGTGTAGACTTTTATAAATCCGTTTGATTAAACGGCGCAGAACTGGATGATCAACATCTTTGGCAAAGGTATTAACATACGCCCAAAGGTTAATGCTGTCTTCCATTTTGATTGTACTAACATGCTCTAGCTTTTTTAGACTAGTTTGGAGGTCACCTGTATCCAAAAGTTCTTGAGCAATATTGTATCCATAAGCATAGATTTCATCTCTACTACCTAAGTACAATTGATTTTCAAGTACTTCGTCCTCCACCATTGTATAAGCCATGTCGTCAACTTCTAGGAAGTCTCGACTACGGCTTTGCTTCATATGTATCAATTCGTGAATAATACTGTCGGCACATTTACGAACAATAACATTGAATCCCTGATCATCAAGAATAATAAAATCGTTATGCGGGTTTGAAATCAAATATATTTCAATAGGCACATCGCCAAACTCGTCGAGTCCACTATCGTAAAACCCATTGAACTCAATATCGTTTTGTTCTACTTCTGGACTTTCAGCGTGACTAACACTTATCTTAAACCGCTGGCCTATAAAATAGCCCATAGTATTAACAACTTCGTTAGCAAATAAAAATTTTCCAACAAGTGGCTCCCGAAGTTCTTCTAGAATAGATAACAGTAATTTTCTATCTGGAATAGTAACTTCTTTCTTTAAGCTGGGACAGCAATTAAATTTTTTAATTTTTTTCAATGTTTTAACCAATCAGTTGTTTTGTAAGGCTTGCCTAGTTCCGCATATGGAACATAGTACATGACCCGTTTTTTTAATTTTTGTATGACTGGGTGTCTGTGGTTGTGATCAAACGCTTCTAAATATGTTTTCCAGGTGTCTTTCTTTTTACGCCCGTCTTCCATATTTTCGTTTAAATGATTAGCTACAGCGTTATAACTTCCTAACCTTTCATATAAACTACAAGCAATATTAAAACCGTGGGCATCTATTTCATCAGGATCCCCTAGGTAGTTTTGTTGCCTGCGTTGTTTATTGCTTTCAGCGTAGCTTGAAAATCCTGGAATTTGTCTAAAACTCCTAGACCTTGCCTGACGCATATGAATAATTTCGTGTAGAATTGTATCAGCTATTGTGTTACACATAGCCGCAAATCTTTTAGATGTAATTGTTAGGTAATTTTCAAATGGATGATATGATAAACGAAGCTCAATACATTGACGCCCGTACATATCTTCAAAAGTGTGGTAGAACCCGCCGACATAGATATACCCTTGCTGGGTATTAACATCTCTATCTCTAGTAACTTTAATTGGTAAATGGGACTTGATCTGCTTAGAAAATATCTTTTGTATGTCAGATACTTTAAGTTTTTGGTCTACTAAGAGTCTACGACACGGCTTCAGCATCTCTATGATGCTGAATTTATCTAAACCGCCCCATTTGAATGTAGCACTACGAGCCATTTTGACCTCTTTATGTTTAAAGCCTACTCTGTCTGAGTATTTATTTCCGACGGCAAAAAGCATTAAGTAGGTACTTTATTACTTTAACACATCCAGCCAGGGCTGTAAATAGTTGCTCCAGTCATAACTCTTAGCATGTTCTTGTATTTGGGCGCAACGATTTCTGTACTCTGCGGGATGGTTTTTATAATAGGTTAAAATTTCCACGCATTCTTGGACAAATTGCTCTTCAGGAATTGATACTTGTATTCCGCCTTTGTCCTGTACTCGTTGCGGCCAATGTCCAACGGGTGTACCAATTACTAGTTTTCCAGCGGCACCTGCTTCTAAAACTGGTAAACCTGCACCCTCTTCTGTACTTGCCATAATGACGCAGTCTACATTTTTATAGAATCCGCCCATTGTAACAAAACTGTTATGATAGTACTGAGCTACTTTAAATTCTAATCCTGCCCGTTGTGCTACTTCACGGACTAGATATCCTCGCTTTTTAAACTTAGGTTGTGCCAACTTACTGTCAATATCTTCTTGCGTAAATTCCTCACGCTCATGCATTGTACCTGCGTAGCCCACAACTTTAAGTTCTTGATTAGGCTCACCAAAATATGTGTGATAGTTAATAGCAACAGGACATACAATAGGCTCTCTTTCGATGCCCATGTCTTTGCTGTACTGCTTTAGATATTCACTAACAACCCCGTAGTTTCTGAAACGAGGGAAATCGTCCATACCGTGATGATGTACAAGCTCTTGTAGATCTAGTGGTGCGTGAGCAATAACAACAACTCGTTCTGCTTTAATAGCGCCGTATACATATTCTAGATAACGATACCCGTGCGGAGTAGTAACCCAGAAATCAATATGCTTGTCTAGCTCTTGTAGTTCATCTACTGTATAAGGTTTATTCCATGCTAACAAATGGCAGTTATAATCTTCGGCCCACAAGTACTTAAACAATTCATAGTGAACTGAACCAAATGCCCAATCGGGCTCAAAGAAAAATATTACCTTTTTCATATTGCTGACCCTGGTAAATGTTTAGCTAACCAATTAATATCTGTACGCTCTGGATGCTCTTGATACCAACCTGCTCCAGTATGTACATCTAATACCATTTGAAAATATTCTTCGTACATTTTACCTACACGCTCTAGGCTAAAATTCTTTTCAGCAAAGTCACGGCACTTATATGGATCAATTTTATCAATGTTTTGAGCCGCCCATTTAAAGTGTTCCATAGTGCGGCAACGATATCCTGTTAGTCCGTGAATGTTATTTTCAGTAAAAGAACCCCAGTCTGTTGTAATAGTAGGAGTACCGCTTAACAACATTTCAATTTGAACACCACCAAATGGTTCTACATATTGACTAGGAGTAAACGCACCCCTGGCCTTGCTCATTAGTTTCTTACGAGTAGGCACATCTGCGTAACCAATAAACTCTACATGATCTGGAGTCTTATCGTATCCCATGTCTTTTAAATTATTTTGTCCTGCTATCTTTAAAGGGATGTTTAGGTCTCGGCAAACTTCGATAGCGATATGTGTACCCTTTCCGGAATATACACGACCCATGTACAAGAAGTAATCTTCTTTCTCTTCTGGTTTAAACTCAAAGTCGTCTAAGTCAAAGTAGTTAGGAATAACAACATCGTACCAATCCTGCTTACAAGTACCTACAGCCTCTAGTCCGTAGTATGCGTGATAGATTGCGTATGACTCAAATATTTTCCAACGAGCCCAATGTCCACCTGCGTAGCCAATGCCGGGTTCAACAACAATCATATCATGTTGGTGAGCATCGCAAATAGGACGAACACCACTGCCCCAGAATGGTAATAAGAAGTCATTTGGTTGTTTACGCTTTTCGATTTCACGAATGGCATTCTTAAAGAATGTTTGATATGCGTGATCTTCTGTATTGAATTTAAAAAAGTTACTGCGCCAATCATGACTACCATAACTGATTTCAAAATCTTCGTTAGTTAAAACTGTTACATGTTCATCGCATACTAGGTCACTATCTTCATGACCGTAATGAATAATTGTATGCCCTAGGGCTTTCATCATCTTACCGAACTTAACAACCTTTTGTGTATAAGCACACGCATTAAACTCTTTGCTTGTGACTGTGTGCGGTAATCCTAAAATATGAAATCTCATGCTAATCCTTTATTGTTGTTTTTATTTAACTAGGGTTTTATTTCTCGACTACATGTTTGAGTTTGCCCCAATACTGTAGTGTAAATCTTGCTCCGTAACTTGGAGTGAAATAATTTTCTACAGGTGTTACCCTATGAAATATTCTACTAGGAAATATAATAAGTGTGTTGTTCTTGAATGGTACAACAGATTTAGTTTCTGGTTCTTCCCATGAACCAAATTCAAAATCTCCACCTGTCCATGTATGCGGTTCTCTTCCAATTAGATAATTGATAGTAACAGTATCATTGTAATCTCTATGCCAATGATAATGATCACTTTGTTCGTACTTGCTTAACAATAGTTGACTATGGTCAGTATAGAGCATCTGTCGAAACAATGAGTCATTTGTATCTATTAAAGCCTGCTTAACTTCTGGACTCCACAGTTGTTCTTCAAATATTTTGCCAATGTTTATATCGTTTGGCATTGCTTGATAAAACTGATACATCCAAAGATTCTGACTACTCTTGAATGTTCTATTTTGTATCTGTGCGTCCGAGTCATGCGAATATGTTATGCTTGGTTTCATGAACGGCATAACCCGCAGTATCTCTTTATAGATTATTTTATTAATATCTACAGGCAACCAATCTTCGATTGTGATGTAGGTACAAGGTTCTTTGTTTATTGTTATTTTCATAATTATGGTATGGCCGGGAGGTTTCGAACCTCCAAAGGCAAGCGACTATGTCAATGCCCCATCCCCTATCCTAACTATGTGTTAGGCGGGAGGTCTGCCAAATTCCACTCACGGCCACAAATATATTATATTATAATTATTCTAATTCGTCAACCTTAATGGTTTTTGAAGTACGGGCTTTCCAAAAGAATTTCTCTGTTTCTTCTGTTCGAATACCAGTAAGCATGATATTGACTCTGGGATTATAAGCGGCGTTGGCAGAATAGTGTGGAACTTGATCGTGATGAAAAGTATGAAAATCACCAGCCTGCCAATTTGTATGTTGGAAATTACCGTAACCCATCATATGTCCTGGCTCCCAATCCGTAAGCATGATCATAACACGAATGATCTTTTCTTTTGGAACTTCTAGGAATGCGTTCGAGTTATGAAAAAAATCAAAGTGATAGGGAAAGACCTGACCAGTATGCTGTACATGAACTGTGTAATTCCATGGTGCGGCCAATTTGAATGCCTTGATCATTTTCATCAGCACAGGTCCTACACCAAGACTTTTATTAATAATAGGATATCTATTATAGTCTAATGTAGTTGTATCAAAAAACTCTTTTTCAATTTCTTGATTAGTACGCTGTCCTGGATCCAATGAAGGAGGCGGAGGCATTTCGCCTCTGCTTGTTTTGCCTCTATTGGCTAGAGTTGCGGGATGGCTTTGTCTTATAACTTCTTTTAGCTCTCTGGTCCAATCGCCCTCAAATTGTCCTAGACCAATTACTGTATCAAATCTAGTGTCCGCACGACCTGGAGTAAAATGATAGGCGCTATTAGCTTTCGAATCGTCCATGATAGTCATATTATTTCTCCCAGTCAATACAGAAGCTGATTGTGATTCTTATTTTGTCTTCTGTTAAGTTAGTTGTTACTTCGTGATCAAAGTAGCCCGGCCATATTAATAAATGTCCGTCAGTGGTTTCAACATCGGCCATTAGTTTCATTAGATGATTCCTGTTAGTTGAATACATCTTGTACTGTGCGTAGTTGTTTGGATTAAAGAATCTGATCAGACCACTGTTCTTAGGAACCTGTATATAGTATGTTCCGCCAAGCAGATAGTCAGCATGATGATGCTTGCCCTGATAACCATCCGGAGGATTGACATTGAACCACATTTCTTTAAACTTTAAATTCTTGTAGATAAAGTTAATGCCTGTGTAATCTCTTTGATCATCGATCAGTTGCTTGGCTCTGTTGAGAATTAAATCCTGTAGAGGTTTAATTTCTGGATACTGTGTTAGGTCTAATTCGACATCACTGTCTTTACCAAAAGATGTAAACGCACTGGCATAGAAACTGTCAAACTTTGTGTCGCCTTTCTTTTGTTCGTAGAGAGATAACAGTCGTTGTCTAATTTGTTCGTGTGTGTCTACACGATCAACACCATGATATAAACTGTCACTAAATGGTCTTACAAAGTTTCCCATCTTATCTCCAATTGAATGTAATGACAATACGATTATTATTCTTTGGCATACTGCTTGAATGAAATCTCAATCCGTTGAACACAACAAATCTACCCTTCTTTGGCTCTACAGTCTGTGCTACTGTCATTTTGGTATTCCTAACATACTCCAATATATCTTTGTCATTTCTTTTAGAAGGAGGCAATTCACTGACCATTTGATCAAAAATGTAAGTAGGACCATCATTGTCATTTACATAATATAGGCCTGTGTAGTGTGGTATAATATGATCGACATGTTCATTGTTGTATTCTGGGGTATTAGGTCGTGCGGGCATTAGAAACCCGGCACGGGCTCTCCACAATTTCTTTTGATCAATAACAACACCTAGCGACTCTTCTGCTTGATAGAGAATAGGTTTAATAAAATCAAAATAGGGACTGTTTGCCTTTGGTCCAATGAACATGTGAGCAAAGCCGTCATTAGAAACATAGCCCTCAATGTTTTTGTATGTTTGGTCAGTTACATCAGATACATAATGCCAATTGAAATCCTTAGATAAGAACATCTGTTCAATAGCATCTTGATATGCTGTAGGAACTAGGTCGTCTATTATTTTAATATCGTCCATGTTACTTCCAATTAAACGCAATAACTATTCTATTGGTATGCTGTTTAGGTTTACTGCTGGCGTGAAATCTTAGACCGTCAAACATAACGCAACTTCCTTTCTTGGGAGCCATTGCGTGAGCTACTGTAAAGTCAGTCGAGTTAACATATTTGAGTACTTGATCTTCTGTCTTGTTCTTGTGAGGCACATCTGTAATCTTTTGATCAAATATATATGTAGGACCGTCTGTGTCATTTACATAATAGATTGCTGTGTAGTGAGGACCTGGATTATCAACATGTTCATTGTTCCAAGGCAAGTCATCTGGATATGCTTTTAATAGCATGCCAATCCTAACACGCAAAATAGAATTGACCTTTACACCAAACTTATCCTCAATGTAATAGAGAATAGGCTTAATGAAAGGCCAATACTTAGTTTCGTGTTTTGGTACATGAACCAAATGACTCAATCCATCATTTAGTTGCTTCAGCTTATCTTGATTGTTTTGCCAGACGATATCTTTAGTATATCCCCATTCAAACATTTCATTTGAAATTAATTCTTCTAAAGCGTTTTGATAACCTAAGGGAATAAGATTGTCGACAGATTTAATATCATCATTCATTTAGGTACCATAACAATCCATGTCATCGTGCTAGGGCGCGATTCACAACATAGCAACATCTTATCACTGTCGCATAAATCAAAAAGGATGTCAATATAAGGATTCTTGGCACCCTGAGGGATAGTGTAAACATCGTGAGTCTCCTTGAACCGATCTACAATTAAATCCGTAGTACCGGGTATATTACAGTCATGACTCTCTACTATGACTGTAGTTTTACTTAGTTCAGGTATTGTTTCTAGGTCTAAAAGCACCCTCTCGTGACCTTCTACATCCATAACAATAAATGGTTTGTCTGCTTTTGTTAGATAACTGCGTATATTTTCAACAGAACAATCTGTATTGAATTGTACATTATGTAAGTCGTTAGCTCTAGCATTTTCCCTACAAATAGAAATAGCAGTAGGATTAATATCAAACAATGCGCACAATGTATCGGGTAAGTTTCGAGCTAGTCCTAACCCGTAGTATCCTTCTGCGCATCCAATATTAAGAACTAGGTCATACTTGTTTTCTTTAGTTAAATGACTAATAGCAGGATATAGTTCGTTTTCATATAGACCTAATAACTTGCCACAAGTATCTCCGTCTCCCCAACTGTATTTAGGTAAAATGGTCATGCCTTTAAAAGGACCCTGGTACACTTTACCTCCGGTCCTTTCAATAATGATAGGAAGGAGTTCGCTCTTGCGTTCCCATCCCCATCCAACATGATGATTTAACGCATTACTCATCTGCTGGAGCAGTTCCTGCAAAGTTACCTTGCGGTGGTCGATCGTTACGCTTCTCACGCTTTGGAACAACTAGTGCGGCAAGTTCAGCTTGAATCATAGCCCGCTTCCATTCTCCCTTTTGATGAGGGTCTTGAAACTTCCTGCTTAACGCAAGGGATGTCTTTAGAGTCTTACTCATCTTATAGTTTTGACCTGGTTTGATATACATAGTTTTCCTTATTTTTTATGTTTTCTTAATTTTTCGATGTATTCATCTACATCAACTTTGCCTTCGGCAATTTCTTCTAATGCTTTTACATTGTTAGTAACGCTCTTGGTATTGACCATTGGAAGATGACCATTGGACAACTCCCGTGATCTAATTGATGCGGCAATAACAGTATTGAATCTGTTAGACGATTTTGTTTCTAAGTCTGAATTAGAAATTGGAGTTTCTCTTTTGTTCATATATCTTTATTTAAATGTTGGTCCGGCCGCCAGGAATCGAACCTGGATCAATAGCTTAGAAGGCTACTGCACTGTCCATTGTGCTACGGCCAGAAAATCTTGACTGTTATTTTTGTGTCAGGAAACAGTCAAACCCCGTGAGCTCAGCCCATCCTACTTTTCGAGTCAGCGGAGGCGGAATATTCATCTATGATGAGAGGCAGGTCCGCCTCTACTATTATACACTCTCTTGTTTGGTTTCTTTAACTAATTGGCAAATTAACATAAAATGATTGTATGCCTTTCGGACAGCTTCATGTGTTAATAGTTTCTCTGCTTCTAATGACATGGCCTTAACACCTTCTTCGGCAATTTCTCTAGCACTTGGAATTTCAATATAGTAACGATCACTGCCGAACGCTTTGGATAATTCATCCCATGCCTTTTTTTGCCTTTCGGTAATTGGGTTTTGATGTGGGCGCATTTCGCTAGCTCTTTGTACTGCTTTACTGATAGCATCTTCTGCTACACGGCCGGCGGCAATCATAGGAGCATACGCTGGTTCAATGTTATATCGACGACTAGACCCCCCGGGATAAGACATAATAAGATGATTACCTTTTGTAAAACTGTCCATTAAGTCATTGTCGTATTCTGCGACTGGTCGATACCTGCGTCCAATTTTTTCGTAGTAAATCTTTTTCATTTGGTTCCCCACTTCAATGCCCAAAATGTATAATCAATGTCTTTTAACTTTGCTTTTATTACATAACGATACCCGTATGTTACAGGATCAGCATGTCGATGCCAGCTAGGAGTTTCCATTGCGTTCTCCATTACCCATTTACCTTCTTCAGTATTCTGCCATTTCCACATAGGTTCTGCAGCATACAAGTCAGGATCTTCAACATCGCCCATCGTAAATGAATGTACTATAAAATGTTTGATCCGAACATACTTACCTTCCATTAAGACAACCTCGTATTCTAATTGTTTTTCTGGTGGAGTTCCCATATAGCCGTATTCGTTACCCCATGCGTCTATGGGCCATTTACTTCTAGCCATCTGTTTTAATGAAGTCAAAATTTCCACTGATGCTTACTCGTTTAGAGTCTTTGTCCTTAAACGGAAATACATAGTGGCGCAATTCGCTAGGAAACATAATAACCATTCCTTCTTCTGGGTATAGAGTAAGGTCGTCCGGAAACAAACTTGTCTTGTGTCCGTAAATGAAATCAATAGCACCTTCTGCGTATTGTATATCATTGCGTCTCTTACCGTAATAGTTTAACAGATATTTTGGAACTTTCAAGTAGATTACATAGCTTAAATTGCCGGAATGAGTATGTAGCGGAACAAATCCTTCGTGGGCTTGTACATTAACCCATTGATTACGCAGAGTCATCTGATCAGTACCGATGTATTCTTTAACATGCGGCAACAGCATTGATTCGATGTAATCTCTAGTGTCGTCTTTTACAAAGGCATAGTCCCCACCGCCCCAAAAGTTTTGATTTTGAAATAGCTTGGGATAGGCGTCCAGATTATTCTCGTACTCGTTAAGAAGAAAGTTATAAAACTCTTTCTTAATCTGCGACTGATAAATCCGGACGCCCAGGGAATGGATCTTCATTAGTCTGCCCTAGCGTAGTTTCCATTCCGCATTTCGATTGAACCACCTTCTTCGATGATGCGCTTCTTTACATCTTCGAACAAGATAGGAGCAAAGTCTGGTGTTTGTTCAACGCAAACGCAATGGTAACGAACATCGTTCTCATCGCTGTACAAGATTTCTCCAGTACGAGCGTCTACACCCCTAGCCTTCTTCACGCGGTTTGCGTGAGTGTGACCGTGAATGTTAGTACCAAACCTACCCAACGAATCAGAGTGCAAAGGAATGTGACTCAAAATCATTCCATCCATAACATGGTACGCTCTCAATTCGCGGAAGTATTGACGGTATTCGTCATCTCTAAAGATGTCGTGGTTACCGCGGATCAATACCTTATCTCCGTTCAATCTAGCCAATGTTGACATAGCCTTGCGGTTAATAACAACATCGCCCAAATGGTAAACTTTATCAGTGGGCTTGACTCTTTCGTTCCAAGCCTTGATCATTGCTTCGTCCATTTCCTCAGGACTATCCCAAGGACGCAACTTTGTCACGCCGTCGTTTCTCGTGAAGCGGCATACGCCCATGTGACCAAAGTGCGTATCACTTACCAAAAATACACTTGGCATATTCGCCTCCTTTCTTTAATAAACTTCTTTTGTGATTACAAATTCTTCTACGGGCCATTTGGCTTTGAACTCGTCTGTCTTAACATATTCATTGTATGCCTTAGCATCAAAGAACACTTTGGTAAACTCTGTTTTGTAACTACCTTTTTTAGTGATTGTCAAGTACACCGATTTCGCAGTTCCAGCCATATGATCCCTTTCTTAATGTTATATTGTACTACCGTTTTACCATTTTGTAAAGCCCTAAAATTAGAAATCCTCCAATTAGTAGCAATAAAACAACACATATAGGGCTAGTTAAAAATGGTTCAAAACTGCCCCTACTAATACTCATAGCCCGTCTAAAGTATTCTTCAAACAGCGGGCCCAAAACAAATCCTAGCATTAACGGAGCAGGCTGTATATCTAATAGATAAAACACATATCCTAGAACTCCTAGCACTAGCATTATTATAACATCAACTCCGCTATGATTTACAACATAAGCACCGTAAACACATAATAAAAATATCAAAGGAAACAATAAGTGTTTAGGTATTGAAATAAGTTTAACCCAAATGCCAACTAATGGTATATTTAGAATGACTAGGATTAGGTTACCAATCAACATACTAACAGTAACTCCCCAGAATAGTTCGGGTTGATTTACTATTACACTTGGACCCGGCTGTATTCCTGCTATGATCATAGTGGCCAACATGATACTCATTACAGCGTTTTCTGGAATACCCATTGCTAGCAACGGAATAAATCCTGTCTGAGCCGCGGCATTATTGCCAGCTTCTGGTGCGGCAACTCCTTCAATGGCTCCGTTACCTAGTTTACTAAATCTTTTCTCAAACACATAACTCATGTAGCTAGCAATCGCGGCTCCGCCTCCGGGCAGTAGTCCTAGAAAAGATCCGATGCCTGTTCCTCTTAATGCCGCTGGCCACATGCGTTTCAGATCATCTTTGTTAGGCATGATGTTTAATTTACTATGAACAACTCTAGGAGTCTTATCTAAGTAACCTCGAATTAATTCTGTTACTCCAAATATACCTATAGCAATATTATTAACACCGACTCCATCAACAAGAGCATTAACACCAAAATTAAATCTACTGATAGCACTATTAACATCAGTACCAATACATCCTAACAACATACCCAACAGGCCTACTGCTATTCCTGCTACAGGATCACTGTTGGTAAGAACAGCAATACTGATTAATCCCATCAGCATCATACAACTATACTCTGCTGGTCCAAACTTAAAAGCTAATTCAGTTAATGAAGGAGCAAACAACGCAATAATAACTGTAGCAATACATCCAGCAATAAAACTTGATAGTCCTGCTACTACGATTGCGGCACCAGCACGGCCATTCTGTGTCATAGCATATCCATCTATACAGGTTATGACACTAGAGTTCTCTCCGGGATTATTAATTAGAATAGCACAAGTTGAACTACCGTACTGTGCGCCATAATAAATTCCCGCCATCATGATTAATGTCGAGGTAGGACTCAGTGTATAGGTTAACGGGATAAGAATGCTAAGTGTAGATACTACACTGATCCCTGGCAGTACTCCTACTATTGTTCCAAGGAAGCATCCCATGAAACAATAGAATATATTTTGTAGACTAAATGCTGTGGCAAATCCTAAGGCAAGGTTATCTAGCATTGATCATACCTTTCAGTATGAGTATCAAACCACAGATTAATATACCAGAAGATATAATTGATGGGAAAAGTCCCGGTCCCATCATATACAGTTCGCCCATGGGATACTTGTTTGATAAAATTACTCCTGCTACTCCTATAATAGAATACAGTATTCCAGATAGTATAGTTTTCATTCCCAAACTTTCTTACATATAGATGCTGAAATCTCAGAATGAGTACGAGTAAATTGTATATGGTTCTTTACATGCTCAAACATATGAGGCTTTAAGTTAGTAAACTCTTTATCTTTAAACTTATCGAAGTACACAGCAAGGCTTAACCAAATAGCATCTGGAAATAAATGATGCTTGGGGTTGTCCCTGCTCATGTATAGTTCCCATAACTTTTCTTCAGCGTTAGTTTCCTTTGCTAGGTTTTTATAGTAACGCCAAAACTCTGTATCATCACGATCGGTGTGCATGTAGTGATGGGTAATATACTCGCTCATGTAGTCTAACTGACGACCTACTGTTCTAGAATAAAGCTCTGAGGCATAATCATTAACAACATAATTGTTCTTGTCTAATACTCTAAACAGAGTTTCAACTCCGTATTCAATACCGTAGACACCGTTCGCCTCCAATGGATCCATGAAAAAGGCACTTAAACCAATACACACTACATTACTCTTCCAAGGCTTAACTAGTCTACTAGGATCCCATGTAATTAACCTAGGCTCTATTGCTGGAGTCTTACCTGGCCAGAAACTTAGCAGGTCTTTCTTTGCTTGCTCTGGATCTAATAGCCTACGGTCAAATACATACCCGCTACCTGCTCGTCCGGTTAATGTAACAATAAACTGCCATCCGTAAGGTCTAGCGATACTCTGAGTATAAGGTTCAAGTTCTTTAGTTACATCATCGTAAGGGAAAGGAGCGACTACTGCTGAGTTTGTACGAATATGTTCATATCGTTTAACTTCTGGATCTAGTTTACTCATTAGTAACCTTCTGAATCCAGAACAGTCTACCCATAGGTCGGCAGTATGTTCTTCGCCGTCGTCTAGTTTAATAGAAACAATTTTACCATCTTGTTCTACTACATCTACAACATCGGCAAGAATATTTTTAACACCATTAGGAATAGCACAATTATCTCTAACAACTTCGCCTGCCTTAAATGCGTTAATATGATAGCTATAAGGGGCCCAGTTACCTAGTACAGGATTGCCTTCTTGATCAAACGGCTTGCTCATATTTTGTGTAAGTGCGTAGCTGTCACTTAGATCAGGAACAAAGTCTTCATTGGTCTTCTCGCCTGTGTTTCGCATAGCAAGCCAATAGTCTCCAATCCTTGCTGAGTTTCTATGATTCCAAAGTATGCTAGGGCCTGGCCTAAAGCTCATACTACGACCTAGAGCATTTTCAGCATAGTTCCACCAAAAAGAAAACAGGAATGGTTTATCATCTTTACGATGCCATCCCTGTTTCATGTTACCTAGTTTATAAACAGCTTCACAGTCCTTCATCCAAACTTTTTCATCCATTCCTAATTTACTTAAGAATAGAGTAGTTTGGGGAAGTACGCTTTCGCCTACTCCTATTTTTGGAATAGTAGGACTTTCAATTACCGTAATATCTAAATCCTTGCCAAATTTAGACAAGTAACCTGCTGTCCACCATCCTGATGTACCACCACCGATAATTATTATTTTCATCCGATATTTATTAAGCGGCCACCCAGATGTCTTTAAATCCTTCTTCCTCGGTCGGGCTTTCCCAATTTTTAATCATTAGTTCAATCACATCTAACGGAATATCTTTACCTGGACGACTATTCAATCGGCGAATAAGTTCGTTAGCATCTGGTGCTTTAAATACTACAGCAATATGCTCATAGTCAGGCAACATATTAAACTTACGAGTTCGACTGGCAATAGTTGTGCTAGTTTGATCCCAAATAATATCTTTTCCTGCTTCACGAGCCGCAACAACTTCTTTGGCCATTAGGTCAACTGCTGTAGGCATGTAATCCTTAAACACTTCGCTGTAGGTTTTGCCTACTTTTTCAGCATAGGCATCTACAAATTTGTCTGTACTAATGTAGGCACAGTCGTCGACCCAGTCTTGAGAACGAGCCCAGGTACTCTTTCCGCTACCTGGAATTCCAATTAATTGATAACACTTTGGCATTTAAATATCACCTTCTCTTTCTCTGCGGGCATGTCGAGCATCCGCAAGTATAAAAACTTTCTCGTTATCGTTTGTCCAATCTTCGGGAACCATCACTCCGTTAATAGAGTGAGGTTCGTTTTCATCGTATGTCCAACCTAGGGCCTTCATCATACGATGCTTGACAAGTAGATTAGGACTACGGAAACGCTCTGTGTCATCAAAGCCCAGCATAACACCGACTTCGCAAACTGCTCCGCTTCGGCATACACCTGCTACACAATGAACAACTACGTGCATACGATTTTCTAATGCGTGTTGTAGCAAACGAACAAGCTCGTTAGCCTGCTTTTGGCTACACTTCATTTCTTCCTCGAGCACTTCGTCCTTTTCCTCTACATCGAGGAACTCAAACTGATGTACTTCTTTGAAGTCACGCAATGGACGAGGGAACCCCATGCCGCAATCAACAATTTGAATCAGCATGGCGTTAGGACCCGGCTCGATATGAAAGCCTCTCCGAACATCACTTAACGATACATTTTGAATCCATGGCATAATCTGCTCCTGTTATAATATGATTATAGCAGAATTTTATCAGCGTGTCAACTAGATTTTCTGTATAAAAAAGTATTGGTTTAATCGTGTGGGCATTTTGGCTGTCATATTTTGGGTATGTAGCGTGCCTGCCCTCCAGCTAACCATTCGGTTAAACTGATTTTTAACTTCAGCATCTTGCTCAAAGTTATCGTGATACTCGTTATGTAAGCGAGTATATTCTGCTAGGTCAATACGACCTGCTTGGTATTCTTCTCTGGGGATTGTGTAGTCGTTGATACATCGATCATACAGTTCTTGTTGACTCCAGCTACGGTCGTCTTTAAGTCTGTAGATGTGTACACCACTATCTGGATCTGGATTAGGCGTTAAAAATATCTGTCCACACACGACTAATTTGTAGTCTTCTGTAGTCATGCGGCAAGCATCTGGGTTCTTGCCATCTATATGTGCCCAACCTTTGTTGAAAATGTCTACAGCATTATAGTAGTGTTCCATAAAGAATGTAAAGACATGTAGACCGCGTGGGTCATTAATTCCATGTAGCTGGAATATTTTGCGACAGAACTGATTGTATAAGTTACGATCAACATCCTGTAGCCCTATGCTACGATTACCCGTACCGCATCCAAAGATGGGAAATTCACCGTCAGATAAGTTTAGAATCTTTTCAGGGGCATCGTAGAAGTTGTTTAGTACTGTTAGATTTTTAATCATAGGATTCTCAGTACAAGTGTAAAGCGTTCACCTTGTACAACGGGCTTAACAAAGTGTGCGTATTCGTAATCAGCACTTGCTAAAATCATTGTTCCTAGTGTAGGAGCAAACATAGCACCCTGATTAGGATATACTAGTTCGCCACCTATGTAGTTTTTATTTAAGAATACCACTGCTGTTCTAGTCCAGTCTCGTACCTTTTCTACTTGACCGTCTGCGTTAACGATTGCGTTATCTGAATGTGTTTCGTTACGGCTACCTCTTGGATAGTATAATATTGTAGCACTTTCGACATTTAAATTATATCTAGCGATCAATTGTTGTACAATCTCGTTGTCTAGGCATTGTACTTTTTTAATACCGTAGTTACGCTCCTGCCCATCAAAATACTTCATGGGCTCTGCTGTTTGTTTAGGATTAACTTGCTCTAGAAGAAGATCGATCTCCTGCGCGGTTAATACGCTAGGAATTACTTCGATTTTCATTAGCCCAAGTTGTATAGATAGTTGATTGTTTCTGCGTTTTCACGATGTACAGTTGCGCCGTTCTTTGTATGAAAGCGTCTAGCCATATCTGTCTTAGGGCTTAGTGTAACAAAGTTTGTAACTGTAGGGAACTGCTTACGGATTTGATCAACTGTTTCAAACAGTAAACGAGCACCTGCTCCTGGAGCATAACTCCAAATGGTGTAGAATACTGCTGTTGTCGCTTCGTCAACTTGCTTACCTAAGTCTTCAACTCCTGCTGGAACAAAGTCTAGTAGGTTAACGCAGACAATCGCTGTTGGGCTATCACCGTCTAGCAAGGCGCTGACAAATCTTCCAGGACCAACACGAAACTCTTTTGGGAGTTCTGGGCGTACTGGATCATCCTTGATATAATCAAGGACCGGAGATTGAAGGTCAGTGATGAAGGATAGCATAATATACCTATTTATCAAAGTAATGAAAAATGGAGCGGGATAGGAGAATCGAACTCCTGACTAAACCTTGGCAAGGTTTCGTTTGACCATTAAACTAATCCCGCATGAATGTATTTAAATCTTTTAGTGAAGGATACTGAAAGTTTTGGTTGTTCCCCCGGCTACCCAGAGTTTACAGCTCTGCTCTACTTGTCTAGCAAACATGGAGCAAGTTTATCGCACCCCAGATACTCCCGGTCTGTAAAACCTGTATCCTTCGACGACTCGCGTAAAATCTATGATTCTCTTTAGCATACTCCCTTCCGAGTTTCTGCCTAGTCCTTGCGGAACGCTTTTATGCCTTGTACCCTTCACTAAAAGATTTGGTG